GTCGTAGCCTACGTGCTGGCAATCGGCCCTGATTGCTACGCAGACAAGAACAAGTTCCAGAACGGACCGTGGTGCAAGAAGGGTGATTGGATCATCCTCGGCCGCTACGCCGGAGCCCGCTTCCGCATTGAAGGAGGAGAGGTCCGCATCATTAACGATGACGAGGTCATCGCAACAATCGCTGATCCTGACGACATCATGAACGTCTGAGACGGCGCACTTAGGAGCAAAGCATGGCAAAAGAGCAGGACAAGGAAGACGCCCTAGAGGTGGTCATTGAAGACGCCGCTCCGGAAACGGAAGGCACTAGTGTTGAGGCCAAAGCCCCAGAAAACGCTGAGGAACCAAAGGCAGAACCCGAAAAGGACGAGCTTGACCAGCAGTCCGAATCGGTTCGCAAGCGTATCGACAAACTGACCTACCGACTTCGAGAAGCCGAGCGTCGGGAACAAGCCGCACTTGAGTTCGCCAAGAGCCTTAAGTCCGACGTCGATACCTACAAGGCCAAGGCCGAAACCCTCGACAAAAACCTTGTTCAAGAGTTTGACAACCGTCTGAAGGTCCAAGAGACCCTCACGAAAGACAAGCTCAAATCAGCCATCGACATGAACGACGTCGATGGCCAGATCGAGGCCCAGCGAATGCTGGCCAATCTGGCTATTGAGAATGAGCGTCTCCGCGCCCAACGGTTCCGTCAGGAGCAGGAAGCCGCAGCTCCCCGTCGTCTAGAACCCACCTATGCCCCTCCGCCTCAGCAGGAAGTTCGTCCTGATCCAAAGGCTCAGTCATGGGCAGATCGTAACCAGTGGTTTGGTAACGACGAGGTCATGACGCTGGCCGCGTTCAATTTCCACAAGAAACTTGTGGAGGGAGAAGGGTTTGATCCGACGAGCGACGACTACTATGGCGAACTGGATCGCCGCATCCGTGCGGAGTTCCCCCACAAGTTCCAACAGCCGAAACCACAAACCCAGACAACTGTTGCATCTGCCCGTCCTTCCTCTCGAACTGAGAGCAAGAAGCAGATCCGTTTGACCCCCTCACAAGTTGCTATTGCCAACCGCCTTGGAGTTAGCCTAGAATCCTACGCTAGGCAGATCCAGAAACTTCAAGGTTAAGGAGCCAATCATGGACCGTACACCTCGTTCTGAAACTGCTAAGACCAAGACTGCCCGCGTACAGACTTGGAAACCACCGTCCACTTTGGACGCACCTCCCCCGCCTGCGGGGTACGCGCACCGTTGGATCCGTATGGAAGCCAATGGGTTTGATGATCGGAAGAACCTTTCCGCACGACTTCGCGAGGGCTTTGAGCTTGTTCGCGCCGAGGAGTACCCGGACTTTGATCTCCCCACCATTCAAGACGGCAAGCATGCCGGAGTGATCGCAGTGGGTGGTTTGGTTCTGGCGCGTATTCCGACCGAGATTGTTCAGCAGCGCAAGGCCTACTACAACGGGCAGACAAGAGATCAGCTCACTGCGGTAGATAACGACTTGCTGCGGGAACAACACCCTTCCATGCCGATCATTAAACCTGAGAGGCAAAGCCGAGTCACTTTCGGTGGTCAAAGAGACACCGAATAACTGAAACAAGGATCTGAGCAATGGCAAATATCGATGCCGCGTTCGGGCTTCGCCCGTACAACATGCTCGGCGCTGGTGCTAACACCAACGGCAACGGAACGTATGTAATCCAGACTACTGCGCAGGCGGGTACTTCTTCGGTGATCTATCAAGGTTCACCTGTGATCCCCACCTCGACGGGTCTGGTCAACATCGTTGGCGCTGCTGCTGGTGGTACAGTTCCACTGCTGGGCGTTTTCATGGGCTGCAACTATATCGACCTCACAGGCAAACCAATTTGGTCGCCTAAGTGGCCCGGTACAGCTTCAGTCATGGCTAACACCTACGCCACCTGCGAAATCGCATCGCATCCTGATCAGCTCTTCCTGATCAACTGCGACGGTGCCGCCGCTGACGAGTTCGTACACGAAAACGCAAACTTCTCTTCCGCCACAAGCGGCAGCTCTGTCTCGGGCATCTCGTCCGCAGAACTCGCTGTTTCGACGGTTGATGAAGGTTCGGGTTCGGATGTCCTCAACATGCGTATCGTTGGTTTCTCGGATGAGCCGAGCAACAACGATCCGTTGGTTGCTGGTCGTCTGGCCATCGTGATGCTCAACAACCACTTCTACCGTTATTCGACTAACGGTACGAATCAGGGCATCTGAGGAGATTGAGAAATGGCTATTACACGTTCACAACTCCTCAAAGAACTTGAACCCGGCCTCAATGCCTTGTTCGGCATGGAGTATGACCGCTACGACAACGAGCATGCGGAGATCTTCGATACGGAGTCTTCGGATCGCGCGTTTGAAGAAGAAGTCATGCTGTACGGCTTCGGTCAGGCTCCGGTCAAAGGCGAAGGCTCGGCCATCGCTTATGACAACGCTGGTGAAGCCTACACGGCTCGCTACACCCACGAAACCATTGCACTGGCATTCGCGATCACCGAAGAAGCCGTCGAGGACAACCTCTACGACCGTCTCTCGGCTCGCTACACCCGTGCGCTGGCTCGCTCGATGGCCAACACCAAGCAGGTGAAGGCAGCTTCTGTTTTGAACAATGCGTTCAACAGCAGCTACAAGGGCGGTGACGGTGTTGAACTCTGCGCCACCAACCACCCCACAACGGGTGGCGGCAACTTCGCCAACGAACTCGCGACTTCGGCTGACTTGAACGAGACTTCTCTCGAACAGGCTCTGATCGACATCGCAGCGTTCATTGACGAACGTGGTCTGAAGATCGCAACCCGCGGCATGAAACTGCTGGTGCCTTCGGCACTCCAGTTCACGGCCGAGCGTCTTCTGGTTTCTGATCTCCGCGTTGGCACTGCCGACAACGATATCAACGCCGTGAAGAGCATGGGCCTCCTGCCGCAGGGCTATCGCGTCAACCACTTCCTGACCGATCCGGACGCTTGGTTCATCAAGACCGACGCTCCGAATGGTCTGAAGCACTTCAATCGTTCGACGATGAAGACTTCGCTCGAAGGTGACTTTGAAACGGGCAACGTCCGTTACAAGGCCCGCGAGCGTTACAGCTTCGGTTGGTCTGACCCGCGCGGCATCTTCGGTTCGCCCGGCGCTTAATCCAGATTGGGGAGGGTTTACGCCCTCCCCTTTCTCTTCTACACTTCATTATTCCGGGTGACCCGGTTCTACTGACAGCCCCGGCTGACGCTGCACAGACAGTAGGACCTAATCGTGCAGGAGAAATCCTATGGCTTCCTCGACCTTTTCCGGCCCCATCAAGGCTGGCGACATTTTCAATACCACTGGCACCACGATTGGCACGAACGTCGCCAACGTCGGTTTCGTCACCATGGCTCAGTCTGGTGAAATCGACATCATTGGTGCAGACGCGACGACCCGTGTCGGCGTGATCCCCGCGAACTCCCAGATTGTTGACGTCATCCTCGACGTGACTGTTGTCAGCAACGACAGCGGCACGGCCACCGTTTCGATTGGCAAGACGGGCAGTACAGCTCTCTTCCTCGCCGCAACGACGGTTAAGTCCACAGGCCGTACCCGCATGTCGGTTGCTGCTCCTCTGGCTGCTGCTTGGGACGTAGGCACGTCGGACATTGACATCATCGCTACGTTCGATGGTCAGAATGCCGACGGCACCACTGGCACTGCTTACGTCACGGTCTTGTACGTTCAGAACAAGAACAACGTCTAATAGGGGACTGCCCCAATGGCTGATGCAGTCACCACTCAAATTCTTGTAGACGACACTAAACGTGCCGTCTTCAAGTTCACGAACATCTCTGATGGCACTGGGGAATCCGGTGTCATCAAGATCGACGTGTCTGCGCTTACGCCATATCAAGGTAAGGCCTGCACCAGCGTTGCCATTCAGAATCTTGATGCCATCACGGCAGGCATGGGCGTTAACATGCTCTGGGATGCCACTACAGATGTCATCTGCCTGACTATCGGTGAAGCTGACTTCGTGACCTTTGATTTTTCCCGCTTTGGTGGTCTTACCAACAACGCTGGTACTGGGAGAACAGGGGACCTTTTGTTCACTACTGTCGGGGCTGCCTCAGGCGATAGGTACACTATCGTCATGGAAGTCCTCAAGTACTATGGTTGAGGCATGTCATGGCTGCACCATCATCTGTAACGAGAACTGGTAAAAATGAACCTTTTGAGCTTCAGGTTTCTCGCGGCCAGATCACTTGGCATGAGACGCTGTTCCAGTTTGGTATTAACAATGCCGTTGGAACGTCCTTTGAGACAATTTGGACGCCAAGTTCCGTCTACTCGTATTTGTCAGCCGCAACGGTCATTAAGATTTCAAGCGGTAGCGCGGATGACGCGGCAGCGGGAACAGGCGCAAGGACCATTCGGATCAGCGGTCTCGACGGCAGCTACAATGAAATTAGCGAAGTCGTGACCCTGAACGGTCAGACGGCGGTTAACACGGTCAACAGCTATCTTCGGCTGACTAGCCTCATAGTTTTGACGGCTGGTAGCGGTGGTGTAAATGCTGGCATCGTCTACGCGGGGACGGGCACCGTTACTTCCGGTGTCCCGGCGAATGTTTTTGCTCAAATTGAGATTGGGTATAACAAGTCGCAAATGGCTCTCTGGACCGTTCCGGCGGGCTACACTGCTTATGTAACGAGCTACGCATTCACGTCCAATAGCTCAACGGCAAACAACCAAATCACTGGCGCGGTTGTTATCCGTCCGTTTGGAGGTGTGTTCATTTTTGAAGCAACGGCCAAAGTAAACGGCGGGGGTACGTATGACCGTCACTTTGACACATATCTGGTGGTTGAAGAAAAATCTGACATTCAAATGCAGGCGTTAGCGTCTGCTGCGGCTCAGGTGACGGGCGAAATGCACGTTCTCTACATCAAGAACGATGCGAGTACGGCCTGATGAAAGCCTCCAGCATCAAGCGCACTGGCGGCACGTTGAGCTATCGGGGAGTTTCTTTCCCCGGTTTCAACAAGCCGCGCGCTTCTACAAATCCGAAAAAGAAAAAGATGGTCCTCGCCAAGAAAGGCGATGAGGTAAAAGTTGTCCACTTCGGTGACGCCTCGATGGGCCACAACTATTCCGCTGAGGCTCGCAAGAGCTACCTCGCTCGTTCTGCTGGGATCAAAGGCAAGGACGATAAGTTTTCCGCTAACTACTGGGCTCGAAAGGTTCTCTGGGCCGGACCCGGTGGTTCTAAGAAATCTCCACCCGGAGGGAGCCGATTCAAATGACCGTGGGCCTTGATCTAATCTGGAACGTCATTCTGACACTGGTTGTTGCCCCCATCGTGTGGGCTATTGCCTATGTCAACAAACGAGCAGATCATTCAGACGCCACGATCAATCAGATCTGGAAAAGCCTCGCAGAAACTCGGGAGACTATGGCTTCGTCCTACGTGACAAAAGCTGATCTCCACAACGACCTCAACCGAATCATGCAGCGTTTTGATCGGTTGGAAGAAAAGATTGACCGCATCTCAGGAGCAAAACAATGATCGGCCGTAAAGACATGAAGCAGGAAACAATGGCAAAGCGCGTCCGCAACCGTGCAATGGATCAGAAGATGGTCTCGCCCCGCAAGAAGATGGACATGGGTATGTCGCCCGGTCCGGACATGGGCGCAGCTTCTGCTCCTCCAATGATGCCGACAGGCATGAAGAAGGGCGGCATGGCCAAGAAGGGTATGGCTATGAAGAAGGGCGGCATGGCCAAGAAGGGCATGAAAAAAGGCGGCATGATGTTGATCATCGGCCTTGGTAAGAAGAAGGGTAAATAAAATGGCAAAGGCCAGCGAGAAGTACTCTTCGGTCCCTGACTTTATTCGCGACAAGTTTCGCAAATACAAGGAAGAGGAACGCAATACGAAAATGGAGAGCGAGCGCAAGGATCGCGAAAACGCGATGCCTACCAGCAATGCCTCCGAATCTGATCGCCGGGCCTTGGACGAGTTAATTGATCAGTCTGCTTCGGCTGACGATCAGGAAAAATACCGTGGTTACCGTAAAGGTGGCATGGTGAAAAAATCAAAGGCATCGTCTCGACGCGGAGATGGTATCTGCACCCGTGGGCATACCAAAGGAAAGATGTACTGACATGGCCAAGAGACCAAAAAAGTCTTTACAGGAAACCGTGTCCGAAATGCAGGCCCGCCGTGACATGTCTTCCCCTGAGGCGTTTATAGAACGTCTTTCTGCGGACGAGCGTCTCGAAAAAGAAGGTCGGAAGTATAAAGAGGAAGAGATCGCCCGTCGTTCCTATGGCGATCTCTCTGGCGTTACGTTTGAAAGCACAGACTCTTCCCCCGCTCCGTCAGGGATGGAATCTGCAATGTCTGGCTCAAACGCCGAAGAAACCGCGGCTCGGTATCGCAGAGGCGGAATGGTCAAAGCAAAGAAGTCGCGCTCTGGTCGCGGCGACGGTTGCGCAACACGTGGTTTCACTAAAGGAAGGATGTACTGACATGGGTGGCTATGGCTCAAAAAAGTACCGCAAAGGCGGCATGGTCTCCGGCAAGTGTGGCGGTTCCGTCATGAAGGCCAAGGGCGGCATGGTCTCTAAGGTCAAGCCAAAGGGCGACGGCTGCTGCGGCGGCAAGGGCGTCAAGTCCTGCAAGGTCTGCTGATGGCCAAGGTCGTCAAAAGCAAAGTCAACGCTGCCGGGAACTACACAAAACCCAGCATGCGCAAAGCTTTGTTTGAGAAGATCAAGGCGTCCGCCGTGCAAGGCACTGCTGCTGGCCAATGGTCTGCCCGCAAGGCGCAGCTATTGGCCAAGCAGTACAAGGCCAAGGGCGGAGGTTATAAGGGCAAATGAAGGCGTCTCAGAAATCCCTCAAAGCTTGGACCGCACAGAAGTGGCGCACGAAGTCCGGCAAGCCGTCCAGCCAGACGGGCGAGAGGTATCTTCCTGAGGCCGCTATCAAATCCCTGTCTCCACAGGAATATGCGGCAACCACCAAAGCGAAGCGCGCTGGCAAAGCTGCGGGAAAGCAGTTTGTAAGTCAGCCAAAAGGCGTTGCCAAAAAGGTGAAGCCGTTCCGCAAGAAGGGTCTTTGATATGAAGAAGCCTACGAAAGCCCAGAAGAAGGTCGGCAAGGTCATGCATGAGTTCAAAACTGGAACTCTGCATTCCGGCAAGAAGGGACCTGTGGTAAAGAGTAAGAAGCAGGCTATCGCTATCGCCCTTTCTGAGGCGGGGGTCGCCAAAAAACGAGGTAAGTGATGGCTGTCTCCGGTACGAAGACGTTTGAGCTTGACGTCGCCGACTATATTGAAGAGGCGTTTGAGCGGTGCGGCATCGAGATCCGCACGGGCTACGACCAGCGCACGGCGCGTCGCAGCCTCAACCTCCTTCTTGCCGAGTGGGCCAACCGCGGTCTGAACCAGTGGACCATTGAGAAAGAGACAATCACTGTCACCCCCACTGGGGGCGTCAATAACGGTGGCGTGAGCTACACTCTTTCTGCTTCTACTATCGACATCATCTCGGCAATCGTCCGTAATGAAGACGGCGTCGGTACGTCGTCTCAGGCCGACCTCACCGTTGACCGCGTCAGCCGCGAGTATTA